CTTTATAGTTGAGTTACGGAGTTTGTATGTATTACGGTATGTTTTCAGAGCAGGGCAACGCACTCATTCACGGCATCGTGGTGACTGCTAAGGCTGCTGAATTAGAGTGGGAGCAGGTATTGGACCTGCTTTACGATGTTAGCACACTAAATGGTTTTGAGGAAGCAGTGGATACTGCTGTCCGCGAAGAAGTTTATGCTACACTTTTTCAATAAGGAGTAATTTATGGAAATGGGAAGACATGGTGGTGCGTATGATCGCGGTGCTGCTGATAGTTATTATCGTCGTGGTCGCAAACCGCACTATTTTGTGGGTGATACCTATCGTAGCGAAATCGTTACTGAGGAGCGTATGACCAAGGAAGAGATTGAGGCCTATCATCGTGGATTCGATGCTAATGAGGCTGTAGGTAACCATAAGGATTGGGGTTAATATGGGATATCGCGTACTGTCGCCTATTGAACAAAAGTACCAACCCCGTAAGGGACTTGAGGGACCGTTTAATTTCAGTGGTCGGGTACTGTACTACGATGCCAAAGAGGGCAAGTACTACGATCCTACAACGGACTTTTATGTGGATGACGAGGAGATGACTGTAGTGCATCAGCGTTTAGTTGATTGTCTGGTTCGCTAAGTTATTGATTTATAACGCCTTTTAGTTGTTGCAACAGGCCGTCATTTTGCTATAATAATATTGTCGATTGTTAATTAACGGAGTAAATTATGTCAGTTGTTCTTGTTAAGAGTGGTACGTATCGCGGTATTCCCGTGATCGACACGCAGTTTAAATTGGTCAAGGGTTTTCAGACTGGTAAGAAGGGTAACTTCATTACTGTCGAAAATGGTAATCTGTTCCCCAATCAAAGTCACTTGATTCGTATCAAGGTCGAGGACCAGCATGACTTTGAGTTTGTTGGTGGTGAGGCACCTGCTGAGGTGTCACAGTTTGTCACACAGGCTGTGATTACAGTTGAGACTGATGACGAGGCCATGAATCGTATTGCTACCCGCTTTGCGATTTTGGACGAAATGGCTAAGGCTACGACAAACGGTGGCATTCGGGCTATGATTGTCAGTGGTCCCCCGGGTGTTGGTAAGTCGTTTGGTGTCGAGCAGCAGTTAGAAAAGGCTAGCATGTTTGATCGCCTCGCTGGCAAGCAGTTGAAGTATGAGGTCGTCAAGGGTGCTATGACGGCGCTTGGTCTCTATGCTACATTGTTTAAGCATAGCGACAAGAATCACGTACTGGTGTTTGACGATTGTGATAGCGTGTTGATGGACGATTTGTCGCTCAACATTCTCAAGGCTGCACTTGACAGTGGTAAGCGTCGGCGTATCTATTGGAACAGTGATAGCAGTATGCTGCGGCGTGAGGGTATCCCCGATGCGTTTGATTTTAACGGATCGTGTATCTTTATCACTAACATCAAGTTTGAGAACCTACGTAGCAAAAAGTTGCAGGATCACCTTGAGGCACTTCAGTCGCGCTGTCACTTTCTTGACTTGACGATTGACACCGAGCGTGACAAGTTGTTGCGTATCAAGCAGGTGCATCGTGATACTGATGGTGGACTCTTCCGTGATTACGGGTTTGAGTTTGACGAGGGCGATCAGGTGTTGAATTATATGTGGGACAACAAGGCTAAGTTGCGCGAGTTGTCTATGCGTATGGCTCTTAAGATTGCTGATCTGGTCAAGGTGAGCCCCGCTAACTGGCGTGCGCTTGCTGAGAGTACAGTGATGAAGCGGGCTTGATACTCCGTTACCCGCTGAGGCGAGAGGGTCGTAATGACCCTCTTTCCTTTATTTGTTTTTGTCTAGGTGATAAAATATTATGATGCTAGTAAAAGAAGAACTCATTACCTATCTAACATTGGGGCATGTACATGTCAGCAGACAGGATTACCAATTCTTTAGTAATCTAATTAAAATTAATATTGAAGCCAATGTCACTACTGGGCAGGACAAACTACTCAATAAACTATTGGACAAATACAAACGTCAGTTAGTAAAACTTGGTCATGATGTTGAGCAATTGAAACAATTAGAATGGCGTAAGCCACTTATTGAAACTACTGAAGAATATAAAAAGGCATACCTTAATTTAGAAGGTAACGAACTTATTTTTAAAAGCCCATTTAGTAAAAAGTTTCTTAATGATTTGCGTAGTGAAGGTGATGACAACACTTTCATCTGGAATAAAAGTAAAAAAGTGTATGTTAGCAATGCTAGTACTTTGGCATTGAAAATTATACTTAGAGTGGCAAGAAAGTCCTTTGACCAACTACATGTTTGTGATCAATTATATGATACACTTTCTAGCCTAGTAGAATTAGAACATTATAATTGGACACCTACACTTACACAATCAAACGGATACTTTTACATTAAGTCTATGAACGCAGCCTTGTACGAAGCACTACGTGATGTAGAATTAAATGATGATCCAAAAACACTTTATAATTTGACAAGATATGGTATTGAGTTTGATGATAGTGTTGTTAAAAATGAATTACAAACATTTGCCAGTTCTTATTATTATGAGACAGACACAGACCATTTGTATGATGTAATTGAATACATACAACAATTGGGTATCACAGAGGTGCGTGTAGAAAGTCAAGCACTATATAGCAACACTCTTTACAAAGACCTGCGTAATAAATTGATAGAGAGTGGTATAGATATATTGACGCATAATCAATTAAAAGATTTAGATAGAGATGAATATCCCATATTGCTTTCGTTTAAAACTAGAAAGTATATTCCACAATATTCAAAAAATGCTTGCAAGGTAGTAGCAATTAGAAATAGTACTCCTATAGATATTAAATGAATACAGCCAAAATCATAATTCGTGACGAAGTAAATTGTAAGATTGAAGGTCTTGAGTTAGACTGCCGTCGTGCATTGATGAAGAAGTTTGAGCATGAGATACCTGGCGCACGTTATTTACCTGCGGTCCGTCTTGGTCGTTGGAACGGTAAGGTCAGTTATTGTAGCCTTGCTGGCACCACATATATTAATTTGTTGAGTGATGCCATACCAATACTTGAAGAATATGGCTACGATATTGAACTAGAAGATTTGCGTGAGTATAAAACGTCTTTTACTTTCGACGAAATAAAGGAAGATAGTTTTAGTAATAAGGTATGGCCAAAAGGTCATACACAAGAAGGACAACCTATTACACTACGTGACTATCAAGTAGAAATTATTAATAACTTTTTAAAAAATCCACAATGTATTCAGGAAGTTGCTACTGGCGCAGGCAAGACTATTATGACTGCTGCGCTATCAAAGAGCATAGAGTACTATGGGCGCAGTATCGTCATTGTACCCAACAAAAGTCTTGTCGTACAAACAGAAGCAGATTATATCAATCTAGGACTTGATGTTGGTGTCTATTTTGGTGATCGCAAAGAATATAACAAGACACATACGATTTGTACTTGGCAAAGTCTCAACAATCTATTAAAGAATACTAAAGCAGGCGAAGCGGATATTACTATTGCCGATTTTATTGAAAATGTTGTTTGCGTCATGGTTGACGAAGTGCATATGGCTAAAGCAGATGCACTCAAGCAATTATTAACCGGTCCATTTAGCCATGTGCCTATACGTTGGGGACTGACGGGTACCGTACCTAAAAGTGTTTATGAGCAAGTAGCATTGCTAGTCAGTTTGGGTCCTGTTATTAATAAATTAAGTGCAGCCGAACTACAAGATAAGGGCGTGCTTGCTCAATGTCATGTCAATATTGTACAAATGCGTGACGGTGTCGAGTTTAGTAACTATCAAAGCGAACTAAAATATTTGTTAGAAAATGACAAACGATTAGACAAGATTGCACAATTGATTGACAGTGTTAAAGACAGTGGTAATACTTTGATACTTGTTGATCGTGTTAATGCAGGACGCGAACTTCAATCACGTTTAAAAGATAGCGTATTCATTAGCGGCGAAACAAAACTCACGGAGCGTAAAGAAGAATATGACGAAATTAAAACAAGTGCTAACAAAATCATTATTGCCACTTATGGCGTCGCTGCTGTCGGTATTAATATACCTAGGATCTTTAACTTGGTTTTGGTCGAGCCTGGAAAGAGTTTTGTTAGAGTTATACAGAGTATCGGTAGGGGCATTCGTAAGGCAGAGGACAAAGATCACGTAATGATTTGGGACATTACTAGCGATTGTAAGTTTGCCAAACGTCACTTGACGCAACGTAAGGCTTACTATAAGGAAGCAAAGTATCCATTTACACTAGAAAAACTTGACTATTGAAATAAACTGTCGTAATATAACAACATGAGAATATTAACATTAGATAATAAGGCATACAATCTAGAAACACTTCCGGAAGAAATTGATGACATGCGTTTTGCTATATTGGATAATAGCAATCCATCATCAGTTGATTATCACTATATCCCACTAATCTTTTTGGAAAGTTTTAATAGCCCTGCGCTTGTACTTAAGATTGGCAAACATAAAATCAAAATGCCATTGGATTGGCAAATATTAATTGGTGAAAAGGAACACGGTGATTTAGAAACATTACCACTGAGCAGTTTAAATGATCGTGGCTTTAGTGCATTTGAATTTAATCCATTGAGTGCGTTTAGCCCCACATTTCAAACAGTAGAAATACTTGATATCTATAACGATGTCACTTGGTACAGCCCACGATTACGTAATGGACAATTCTTATGTGTGCCATTAAGCGACGATCCTAAACCCAAGTGTGCTTATTTTGTAAAAGAAATAAGTAGAAACTGTGAGATCGTAGATTACAATCAGGTGTTCTAATGGATAATTTAATTATTGATTATAGTAAAGATATGCCGTGGTATAAAACCTACATACGTAGGTCTGCAACGTTTTTGTTGTGGTTAGCATATCTTGGTATGTGTTTATCTTAAAAGGTGAAAATATGAAATGGTTATATCGTTGGTTAGGTAATAAAATTAAAGACTCGCAGAGTGAAAAGTTGATGAGAGATATGACAGAAGTAGCATTAAATTCGCCAAATAGCAGAGTTAATAGTCATGGTATGAACTTTTCTATCTACCGTGCTGATGGTGGATATATTATTGAGCAAAGAACATTCCACAAGAAAACTGAGCAGTATGACAATCATTTACATATCGTTACAGACGATAAAGATTTAGGCGAAGAACTCGCCAAGATTATTACATTCAGTAATCTAAGATCATGAAGTATGGTGTAAAGATTCCGTTTCCAGACGGAGAATTCTTATGGGTCACACAGGGTGATAGTAAGTTTCATTTAGAACCACTATTGTTTGAAGATCGGGAACTCGCAGAAGAATATGCCTTGAAAGTTTGGGGATATAATGCTAAAGTAGAAGTGTATGGCGAAAGCAAAACTAGCCTCTGACGAAAAATTTACAAACATAGACTTCAATTTATTTGAAGCCTTAGAAGCCATTGACCGTAAGGATTATGGTTATTACGATAGACTTACGAACGAACAACAGCGACGTTTTAGTGCGTATATGATGTTGATGTGGGCACCTAGTGTTAAGGGTGCGTATCAGGTGACCTTTCTACAACGTATAAATGAAATTGCTAATAAGCATGTTTTTGATGAGGTCGTACAAGACAATCCAAAACTACAATGGCTAATGTTGTGTGCTAGCAGTCCAGGCAAGGGCAAACAGTATCGTGAGTATGTACCTAGTTTAAGTATTAAGGTAGTTAAACTACAAGAGAAAGCAGAACTTGATAGTGTCAAAAAGTATTTTACAAAACTACATCCTGGTATTAATAGCAAATTGATTGATGAACTATCCAAATTATATACACAGCAACAACATCGTAAGGTGTATCTTGCAGAAAAGTATCCACATCTTAAATTAGACGAGATTGAATTGCTCAATGAACTTACTACTGATGACGAAATCCAAGAATACGAAAGACAGTCAGGTAATTAAACACACCTGCGAATTCTGTGACAAGGAGTTTGTCAGAGAAAAGAGTATGCTGTCTCATATGTGTGAGACCAAGCGCCGTTTCAGCCAACGTGATTTCAAAGGTAATATAATCGGCTATCAAGTATGGTTAGACTTTTATAAGAAAAATACTGCTGGCAAAAAGAAACGTGAGTATATTGACTTTGTTAAGAGTGCGTACTACACAGCCTTTGTCAAGTATGGTAACTATTGTGTAGATGCAGGTGTTATTAATGTTAGTCGTTATGCTAACCATCTGATGGAAAACAAGATAGCAGTAGATCGTTGGGCTAGCGATAAACATTATACACAATTTGTTGTACAGTATCTTAGGGATGAAGATCCACTTGATGCGATTGCACGTAGCATTAAAACCACAGTAGATTTGGCACAACAGGATAACATACTAACTAAAGATGTGTTTAGGTATGGTAACAAAAATCGTATATGTTACAATATTACTAAGGGCAAGATTAGTCCATGGATGTTATATCACAGTGAAAGTGGTATAAAGTTTCTTAGTGATTTAGATGAAACGCAAGTTAAAATGGTAATAGATTATATACAACCAGAGCAATGGGCAATAAAGTTTAAAAAGAATACTGATATATTAAAAGAGGTTAAGGAGTTATTACATGCCGGTGGTTATTGATAACGATAACTATGTAGTAAGAATACATTGGAAACGTTATGAGCAAAACTGGAATCAAATTTGTGCTACTGCTGTGGAATATTTTGGATTACCTGGTGATAGATTTTATACAGATGTATGTGCTGATTATATGGATTTTGTTTTTAAAGATAAAACAGACGCAATGTGGTTTAGTTTAAGATGCGAATGAACGATTACAAAAGTATATTGACTGAAGGTGAGGGCTATAAGGTTCTACCCAGTTTTGTACCTAGAAAATTGATCGAAGATTTTAAAAATCGTCTTGTAGACCTGTATCCTGTACGTGCTAGCAGTAGCACAAAACAATATGCAGAGCGTGATGCTATCAAAGACTTACCTGATATAAGTGTTTGGTGGAGTCAATTTGTAAATACTTGGCCAGAAAGTATAGCGATACAAAAACTAATTGATCCTATCATGCAAGCACATTTTGGTAATCTAGTTCTATATTCAAATGATACTGTTTTTATTAAACAAGGTAGCACTTGGATTAATCCACATA